AGGTTTGATTTAGAGGAAGCCATACAGCACGTATGGTCAACCGTAGAGGACATACGTACAGTCAACGAGATGATGTACGACAGTGAGATGACATGGGATGACGACAAGCGTTGGAATGTCATGGAGGGAATGGCGGCAGTCTTGGAGTGTAAGTGCAACAAACTATGGGATACGTTCATCAAAGTACATCAGCTTGACGAATTTGGTGCGTGTAGCGAACTACTTGCCAAGTTAGATGCTAAGGAGTGTGGTGATGACTAAGTGGCATGGTGGAAAGGGCAGCACACCACGTGCAATCAACAAAAGTAAGTTCGATGAAAACTTCGACCGCATCTTCGGCAAGAAGTCCCCGTGCGTCAAAGAGTGTCAACTTAACAAAGACACACAGCGATGTAGTGGATGTGATAGGACGCTAGATGAGATAGCGGAATGTGGAAGAGCTAAAAAGACGCCGACGTAATGTCGGCGTTTTTGTTTACATCCCTGTCAGCATACCAGGTTGTGGTTGAGGCGGTGGCGTAGGACGTCCCATTGGATTACCACGTCTTCTCTGACGCTCGTCTTCGGCACGTTGTGATGGAACCTGGCGTATACCTAAAGCACCATACCAAACATCTAACTTTTCTGGCAACGTCTTCTCTTTATTTACCATACGCAAGACCTCTTCAAAATACTCAGGGTCTTTTAGCATACGATCCAATATCTGCGTCACTTGCTGTTCTTTCAAGCCGTTTACAGCACGTTTAGCAAAGTTAGCGGCGATAGCTGCTGTTTGAATACTACCTGGACCAGATGGTACAGCCACTGACGACAGACGTACAGCAGTTGCACGCGCTAACATCACCGACCTAGCATCACCAGTCATCAACTCACGTAGTTGTTTGTTAATGGCCTCTGAATATCCCGTCGGCTTGTCTCCCATAGTACCGAAGCGTTCGAGCATTGTAATATACTCTTTCTGCTTCTTCGTTAGAACATTGTCCCAACCAGCACGTATGGTAGCGTCGTCACGTAAAACATCACCTAAGTTAAACTTATTAACTCTGTCTGCATTGATTATTTTACGTGTCAGTCTATCGATGTAGATGCCTTGGAACTCTTCCGCCAATCCAGAACGCTCGAAGAACTTCATCATCTTCGGTAGGTCTTTAGAGTTAATCTTGTTAATAACTGCACCGAGGTTGTTGGGGTCTGCGCCTAAGAAAACAGACACAGCCACTTTGTTTTTATCGGATAAGTTAGCAGCCCTACCTTCCGCGTTAGCAATGCCTTCAGCAAGCCTGTCAAGTTCGTCAGCGTGTTTTTGTAGGTTAAGTCCCATAGTCGGAAACTTGTTTAACAAATCTCTATACTGCGACAAAAACTTCTGCTTGTTTTCAGAGCCTCCGTACATTTGATAGAAGTAGTCTTCAACGGACTTACGGGCTTTACCTACAGCCTCACCGCCCATACCGCTGTTATCCAATTCCACCAAACGACGTACTTCACCGACTGAAGCACCAGGTTTGATCATCTTCGACAAAGCGTCTTCAGGGTCTAGCTGTAAGTTACCTTGGTTGGTAGTGTCTATGAACTTCCCAAGTTTCTTTGGATCAAACGTTTTGTAGACGTTGCGTGTAAACGCTACAGCTTCTTGGTACGCTGGGTTGTCGTTTAGGCGAGAAACCTGATCATCAACTAAGTTAAACACCTTGTCGTACAAGTTAGCCTTACCAAAGTCCCCGTCGTTGTACGCTTTTGCTTTTGCGCTGCGTAGCTCTGACATTAAAATTCGGTAGTTTTGCGACGTAGGATTAGCAGAGAACTTGAAAATAGGTTCTTTAACTTCAGTAGGTATAGAACCGCTAAAGTACGGTTTAGCCTTCATAGACCTAAACCACCCATTCACAGCTTTGCGTAAGTTCTTTGGATTAACATCTAGCTCTAGATCGTCAACATTACGCCACAGTTGTTTCTCTGTAGCTTTGGCTGTATCAAACGCCTCCTTCATAGAGTTACTAAACGATATGCTAATATCACTCGGTAACTCGCCGTCAGTGTACTGTGAGCGTAGTTTATTTAGTTCTTTGTTAGTAGACTCAGCAAACGACGTAAAACGCTCCTGAGCGCCGCTGATGCGGTCTGACACTGCCTGTGTAATACGCTGACCACCTTCAACACCACGTGTACCTTTTGGTGTAAGTTCTTCTAAACCTGAAGTAAGTTGTTTGTCTAAGTACGTAGACATATCCGCCAGCGAGTTTTGCATTGACGTACTGCTTTGCGAAATCTTATTGACCATCGCAACAAGTGCTGGGTTCTCTGTCATCGTAAACGTATTGATGACGTCGTCCCTTTCGATAACACCAGCATCAATTAGCTGCTGCCTGTTGCGGTTAGCTACTTGAACAAGGTCGTCGACGTTGTCAACGGTTTTCAGCATTGTCTCGCCAATCTGACGCTCAGCTGCTTTGTTAACAGTACTATCTACCGCTTTAGCACGCTGCATGCCTGCTTGTGTAGCACCGGCGGCTACACCTGTAAGAGCGCCTACACCTAAAGAGGCAGCCGCTTCACCCAACGGGCTAGCACCCATTTCACGGGCTGTAGCACCTGCTAACGCCGCAGGAGCTGCTAACGCTGCTTCACGAGCTACAAAAGACGACGGCATATATGCTGCAGCCCCACGTGCCGTCAGGTCACCGACATCGCCAGCAAGCGTTGTACCAAACTGGTCAGGACGGCGTGACTGCAACGGCGCTGTCATGCCTCCCTGCTTCGTAGCCAACTGCGAACCACGAACGGTGTTAGCTGATTGTGCAATCTTCTGCGCTGCTGCTGGGATCGCAATACCTGGCGCCATATACTCAGATACAGTACCCATAAACGACGGATCAGGCGCTCCAGGTACTTGGATGCTTGTGTCAGCCGCTAACGCCCCTCTGACGTCTGTCCCTGTCAGTCCGCTAATCATCTCTGTAATAGGCATAAGACGAAGCTCGTCGGGTATGACGTCAGCCTCTTCGCCAGTGACTTGTTCGTAAAGAACACCAAGAGGTAGGTACCGCGTTGCTTCATCGGCAACATCAATACCTGCGTTGATAAGCGACGTTACTAAGTCACCAACACCTAAAGCACTACGTGCAACACCCTTAGCTGTCTCTTTGACGTTAGACACTAATAAGTCGCCGTAGGATATAGGCTCGCCAGCGGGCTGCTCTGTAGACACTTCTTCATCCACAGGCAGCGCGGCATACTCTGAACGCAGCTGTCGTAAGTAGTCTGTTGCTTGCTGTCGACGGGCTTCGTCAGGGTCGTTTTTAGCGACCTCTAACAAGCGTCCCATTTTGTCTTCATATTCTGCTCTATTCGCCATGCTAGTTTCCTGCTAAGAATGCGTCTACGTCAGAGATAATACTACCAGAAGCTGAAGCTCCTGTAGAGGTAGCATCAACAAGCCCTTTAGGATAATACTTAGACAACACCTCCTTGTACTTCCCGTTTACAATAGCTGCTTTTTCTTCTTTAGTGAAGTCTCTTCCAATACCTTCCGTAATCATCTCGCGAGCTTCCTCGCCGTCAATTACGCCAGCTTCACGCATGCTTGCAATGTTAGTGATAACCAACCCATTACGTATTTTCTTAGCTACTGTCATCGGCGAAGCGATGTCCCACTTAGTAATAGTGAACGATTTAGTCAAACGGTCGTTCTCTTGTTCAGGAATGGTGGCACCCGACAAGGCACGGCCAACCGCTTCACGCGTGTAGTAAGCTGCTGTTTTAAACTGCTCCGTATCGTCAGTAGAGAATGGGTTGAGTTCTGATTTAAGTATCTGACCAGCCACGTTGAGCGGACCGGCGCCTTGTAAAGAGTTAGACAAACTAGTTAAAGCGGCAGCGGCAGCGGGTAACATAGACGCCTGACCGATAGGCATCTTAGTTATACCAGACGGACTATCAGTTTGCGAGGACGCTGTGAACTTAACTAAATCAAGCTCTTCAGGTGTACTCCACTTGCCATTTTTATATACACGACCCCATTGCGAGTTTAACGTGAATGTTTCACCGCGTCTGTTGACGTAGGTTTCATTCTTTATGTTTCTACCTTGCAAGTCATCCAAAAACAGTTTGTTGTTGCCCTCTTCCCTGCTGGTGTCCACGTACATGCCTTCGTCAATGTTAGCTTTTAGCTCAGGAGGAATTGCCTCCAAACTACCAAACTCTTTAATTGCACGGTTTGTGTGGAATGCAATTTGATCTTTCCGTCTCATTTTAGACACGTTGCTTGCTGTTTTAACATCACGTGCTGATTTGATCTCGTCTTGCATAGCCGCTACAGGTAACTCACCCGCTTCAAACTGTTTAATCAACTTCTCGTTAACACCATATTCACGTGCCTGCGCAGCCAAACCACGCTCAGCTCGCTTACCAGCTACAAACTGCTCTTGCGTCTGTGCCTCTTGCATCCACTGACGTGCTTCACCAGCACGCTCTGGATCACGTGCCAGGATAGCTGCGTATTGACGCTTACCTTGCACTGTAGACGTATCAATAGCTGCCAGAGCGGTGCGCAGTGCCGCGTCCTTTTCACGTTTAATACGTGATTGCAACACAGCAGCCGCTGTCTTTGGATCGCCATATTTCGCTAGCGCTTCTTCCATTTGCGCTGTAGCATCAGCTGCTGTAGGATCGATGGCCTGCAACGCCCCTTGCATCTGTTGGTTTTGACTGCGGGTGTCTACGCCAAACATTCCGCCAAAGCCTTGACCGAATTGTTGTAGCAGTGGGTTGGTGACGCCTGCCTTCTGCAGCAGGTTTTGATCGCGAGGATCGGACGGCATGTTGCCGCCCTGTGCCGCTGTCTGAAGACCGGTTAAAAGTCCGCTTGAAAATCCTAAAGCCATGTTGTCTTCTCCTAGAAACCTGCTTCTTGTGCTTGTAGCATGTTGGTTTGTTCGCTTCCGATGTCTGTGCCATATTTATTAGCAATATAAGCGTTTTCACCAAAGTTAGTTAACCAGTCCCAACCGTCGCTCAACATTCCGCTTACGTCACCCAACGTCAATCCGCCGGTTACTGTTGTGCCATTTGAAGACACGCTCGAGTTGCCAAGCATAGCAGCCAACGCCGCCAAGCCTTGACCGCCCAAGTTCGCGGCACCCAACTGCGACTGCAACAACGCATCCAAACCGGCCATGCCTGCTTCCGCTTGCAGCTGACCACCTTGACGACGCGCCAGGTCTGCTAGCTCTTGTACTGCTGTACCTTGCTGCATAGCGTTGAGGAGCGCTGATTGTGGAACGTAAGCACCTGACAACATACCTTGACCAAGCTGGCCGTAACCAGTTTGTAGTCCAAGCTGTTGCGCCAACGCCTGTTGTGAGCCGCCAGCAAGGGCCAGTTGATTTTGGATGTCTTGTGTGCGGAATTGCTGACCAAGTTGTTGTTGCTGATTCAGGAAACCACCAGCACTGATATCGCGCTGTAGTGATTGGTTTGCCAAGTTTGCAGCGAGTAATTGACCTTCTCGACCAAACTGACCACTCTGTAGCGCACGCTGGAACGCTGAGTTTTGTAGTTGATCATTGAAACCCATTGTTTCACGATTGAAGCCCATAGCCTCCAAATCTCGTGCTTGCTGCTGTGACGCTAACTGACTACCTAACAGCATACCTTCACGACCATATTGACCACTCTGTAATGCACGCTGAAGCGCTTCATTCTGCATCTGGCTATTGAAGGCAACGTTCTCGCGGTTAAAGCCCATAGAGCTAAGGTCACGTTGTTGCTGTGCTGACGCTAAACTACTAGCAACCTCCTGCCCACGTAATCCAAACTCACCCGCTGCTAAGCGACGTTGGAAGTCACTCTGCTGCAGTTGATCTGTTAACAAGACACCTTCACGATTATATTGACCAGCCTGTAACGCTCTACTCAACCCTTCACTCTGCAGCTGTGAGTTGATTTGTTGTGACGTCATGCCTAAGTTTGCCAATTCTGTAGCACGTTGTTGTGCTTGTGATTGCAACTGCGATGACTGACCAGCTAAGTTACCCGTGAGTCCAGCAAGTCCTGTAGCTTGTTGATACGCCCTGTCAGCTTCCGTACCTGCTTGTTGCATCGCCTGAACTGCCGCTGTGTTCTGCGCCTCCGCACGTGCTTTGTCCAGTGCCATCTGCTCAGGAGTACCGCCGAATTGTGCGGTAGAAACGCCCAAGCGTCCTTGTGCAGCTAAACGCTCTTCTAATGCTAGTTGTTGACGCTGCTCTTCAGGTGTTTGCATTGCACGAATACGATTGTATACGTCTGCTTCACGACCTGCCTGCGATTGCCCTAAACCCCCTAACATACCTTGTGCTTGTGACGCTGCCGTTCCACGTAATGCCTGAAGGTCGCCAGGTGCTTGACCGGCTTGACCAAGCTGCTGTGCTCCCATGCTCATGGCTTGTTGGCCAAGGGTGTTAACACCAGCATTGCGAAAACCATACGCAGAGACTGTATCGCCTATTGTTCTGAAGTTAGCACCGCCTAAACTAGCAGCGCTACCAGTGGGGCCATACATACCAGCCTGCTGACCAAACTGCCCAGCCTGTCCGACGTTAAGCGAACCGGTGTTGTACATGTTCCCGCCTAATGAATAGGCTTGGCCACCAAATTGCCCCGCTTGCGCGTCACCCATATCAAACGCTTGGAAGTTTGATGGGTCGTAGCTTGACAACCCCTGTGCAATAAATGGCGTAGGTGCGTAGTTCTGCGACATACCACCAAACATACTAGCTTGTTGCTGCAGGTAGGGATTTGTCTGCATAGCTTGACTATACATGTTACCGGCTTGACCTAGAAGCTGATTCTGAATTGCCGCCTCTTGGCCTCCAAGCTGTTGGAACACATTACCTGCTTCGTCATAGCCAGCACGTCCGCCAGAGGCTGTAGTGACTGTATAAGGCTTGAACGCTGTAGAAGTAACCGCTTGTTCGCCAATAGCCTGCGCACCTGCTTGAGCATCCCTACCGGTTTGCTGTAGGTCCGACATTAAGTTGGTGTAGCCAATACCACCCAACAACCCCTGACCTAAACTACCTAAGTTAACGCCGCCTAACCAATCTGTAAAGCTAGCCATTAGTACGTACCTCCGTCAATTGTCCCAGCTGTCAACGTCCCTGTTACAACCGCCGTCGGCATTGTTACCGTGCCAGTAAAAGTAGGTGAAGCTGTGTCCGATTTAGAGTTTACAGCCACTTGGATGTTAGCAAACTCAGTGTTAATCTCTGTACCTTTGATGATCTTGGACGGATCGCCTGAAGGCAAACTGTCCTTCGAAGAGAAATCAGTTGTTTTAGTGTAATTTGACATCAGTATATCCGTCCCATTGTCGCTTGAATGTTAAATTCTTGAATTGAAATAGGCGCACCGTTAATAGGAGCTTCTAAGCCTATGGTAACAAGGTTGCCAGCACCTGTGCAGTTGATACGTGGCGCTGTCGTCTGCACACCCGCCGTATACTCAGCATCGTTGTATTCAGACACGTTGTAATACGCAATCGTCGACTGTGCTACCGTATACGTCTCTGCTTTGTAGTCTGTACCGAAGTCGTATGCCCACTTGATAGAGAAAGTCGACGAAGCACCGCCAATGATTGTTGGCGTAATCTTCTTCAAAAACTTCAACGTTGTTGGATTGCCAAAACTCATAGGGTTGCTGTAATAGCGTATGGTGTACTGTTCGCCCATGTCTAAGTAGCCAGCGTATGTTGAAATCCCTGACGAGTTACCAACCAACAGCGTATCGTCTTGTAACACAGCAAACGAGTAGTGGTTTGTAGACACCCAACGCGTTACGCGGAAGCTACCGTCTTCTAGCGGCGCTCTAACGTCAAAGCAATACACCGTGTTGTTAGTAGGTAGAGACAAGAGGTAGAAGCTGTTACGTGCGCTATATTCCGCGTACACTTCTTCGTCTTGTAGCTTCCACAACGTAATCAAATCATCACGTACGTTTTTGCTAACGTCACGCAGAGGCGAGCTCTTTTCTTGAATGGTCCGGCCGAGTGACAACACACCGCGTGCTGACAAGAACAGCAAATCACTACCTGTAGACTTCACCGTGGCTTTAGCAACGCAGCCCAAGCCGTTGATGGTGTCTGCTAGCGACATCGTCGCCGGTGACTCAGCACCTTGGTAGAGGACAATGGAGTTGTAGCCGAAGATTACTAAGTAACCGTTCCAGGCAGCTAGTGCCACGACACGGTCACTACCGTCTGGCCACACTTTATCTAAGTTCAGCGAACCACTAGTACCGCTGCTCCATGCCTGCCCTGCTAGCAAATCACTCCAATAGACCATGTTAGGCTGGTTATGTACGTCACCGACCCACAGACGACCGTAGGCGGCTAATACAGCGCCACCCTGCGGGGCGGTGCCGGTGTAGCCAGAAACCGCTGACATCTTCGTCACAGCTCCTAGAGTGGTGTTGTACACTAACGGCTCGTGCTGCTTGTTGAAGAAGTAGCAGTTGTCGTTGAAGTTAACGATTTGGAAGTGTTGGTCGGTGATGGTATAAGCAGCAGGGGTGACGTCAACGAGCGTCGTCGTTCCCGACAATATCTTGTTGTTACCTACAGAGAAGACGACAGTGTTACCCAAAGCATCTTCGTATTCGTGCATAGCGTGCAGCTTATCCGTACCTAACTCGGTGGCGTCAGTGGTGAGCAGCGACAACCCTTTACGAGCGCCTATACGCCCGTAAGAGTCTACGACAACATTATCAGCAACAGAGGCATACTGTGGGTCACCCGACAACGGGCTATCCTGCGTGTTCAGTCCCTTGAACGCCGGTGCTGATATGTTTAAAGTCTGTAAAGGTTGTGCCATAGTTACACCGCCGTAAAGACAAGTTCTTCAGGATGTTTAGATGCGTCAAGAGCGATGGCGTCTGACAGCATACGATCAGCTGACATAAACAACTCTGGTGTCATGTTACCTCCGCTTTCGCCACGTTCCCTGGTTGCTAACGCCACGGCCATGTGAATCACTGGCAAATAAGGGACAAGGAGTTCGTCTGCGTCGTTAGTAAACTCTGGCGTACGTTGTACTACGTTGAAGCGTAGAGTGTAAGTGCCATTGGGAATTGGGTAGAGGTCTACTTGTGTGTCGCCGTTAGCGTCAATACCGTTAAACGTGTAGAAGAACGGCGAGCCTTTAGCAGGCGTCGTATTCAAAAACGTGTTGTTAAACCAATGTTGATCTTTGTATGTTAAAAAGAAATTAGAAGTATCGTTAACAACGTCAAGGATTTTAACACGATTCTGACTTCCTGTCAACACATAATTGAAAATATCGCTTGACGTAGACACAGTGAGTGTGGTACGCAACGCCGACCAATCCCACGCATCTTCAACTTGTCTAATAGCATCGTTAACAAACTCTCCGATTAGGCGTGAATACGCGGTTTGGTTGACGGTTGCGACGGTGTCTTCACGCAAACGCACTAATACTTTGTTTACAAGTTCTAAATATGTCACGCTTGCATACTCCT